TCTATAGGTTTGCCTTTATGTTCGTGACGCCAAATGTATTTAATCGCTGAACCTTGACAATAGTATTTGAAACCATCGCCCTGGCAAGACTTAATTGCATCAATGCAACCAATGCCTCCTTTATTATAGTGAGACGGATAGTTTACTGGATCGTGTTTCTTTTTCATTGTACAAAACCTCCTGTTGAATACATTCTTCTCTCTTCTCTTCTGTTTCGTTCATAGTGTTTTCTAATTATAATCATACAGTCTGCAACACTAATACTATTTTTTCTGTCATTAAAATCCCAACGACAAAAAACAATATTATTTTTTGTATAACCAACATCAGAATCAAAACGATCAATTGATAATAAATCAGGTGGCGCTGAATGTCTTTTCTTTGCGCCTTTGATAGCTAGTTTTCTACCTATGCGAAAAGGTTCATCCGTATAATAACAATTCCAACCATGTTTTGTTTTGTGTTCTTCCCACAACTCAAAAAACTCTTCTCTTGTCAAGTCATTCTGTAAACTTTGTAACTTACCTTGTTTTGTAAGTTGTATCCTATTGATTCTTTTTTTAACATCATTCCATTTAGAAGTTAAAAATCCGTGTTCCGTGTTTAAATATTTTATATTCTGTATTCTTGCTTTTTCTTTATTTCTTTTTTTCATAATACATAACTCCTTTCATAGCTTCTTGGCTCTAGTATATGTAAAGATTTTTTTGCACGTGTTACTGCCACGTAAAACAAACGATGTAATTCGTCCGGATTAATATCATCGTGATCAGCAGCAGACTTAGTAATGTCAGGTAAAACCAGAACATTATCAGCCTCACCACCTTTTGCTGCATGTATGGTTGATAATATTATTCTTGGTGTCTGTGATATCTTTTCATTCTTAGATAACATATTACGTATGTAGTTTTCTGTTTCTGCGTCCAAACCTGCAAACGCTTTGTACCAAACATCTCTTGTTAATAATCCATGATCCGCGTGGCATTCATCAATGTAATAACCGGTCTCTTCATCGTTCATAGTTTTACCGGTGCGATAACCTTTGGTTACATTATCGCCTAGGTACGAATAAATATTTTTTATTGAGGCAACCGGTAGTGCGTGTTCCTGTTTTCGCCACTTCTCCCAGGTCTGTATTGCTAGTAATAAATCTAACTTGATTGAGTTTCTATGTTTGTGTGCGTAGTACCAACCTTGCAATTCGCATAGATCTTTGATGTCATCAAGAAAATGATTTGCTGATGATAACACTAACCATTGTCCTTGTGACATATCAACTTGTGTAACGTCAGTGTATCTTGTCAAATCACCCAGCTCCTGTCTTGGTCTGTATTCTTTGCTGTATCTATTAGAAACATTTTTAATAATATTTTGTGATAGTTC